CTCTTTCTACATTATACTTATCGTTTCTTCCATAAAAATACTGGTTTTCTCTAACGGTATCTACTTCATAATAGTCTTCATGCCACATTACTATATCTCCTACTTCAGGTACTAAGGTTATATCTTCTAAATCTTGCTTTAAACAAGCAAATGATGCTTCTCTACCTAAATCTGGTCCAAATTCGTCTATATCTACTATTTGATCCCCTCTAGTAATTAAACAGTTTAGTTTAACCGGTTCTAAAAAGGTTTTTTCTAAAGCTTCACCGTATATATTAGTAGTAGTTTCGCTTGCACTTAATTTATATATTAGTATTTCTTGTTCTACTATATCTTTAAGTAGCTCTCTATTAATATTTACCAGTAAATCAAAATCTTTTCTACTTCCAAATAGCATTATTTCTGTGTTATAGTTTCTTTAGCAATTTCAATGCTAGTTATATTAGTATATTTGTTCATAGCGTTGTTTTTAAACGCTTCAAACGCCTCTTCAGCATTTTTTTGAGTGATTAACTTTACTTTAAACGTCATAGCACTTAATTCTGAAGAAGATCCAGCGTTAGTTACTGTAGTAACTCCAGGTAATGCTCTTAAAAGATCAGGTAAGTTACTATTTTCACCACCATCGTGAATTATTCTTACCATTCCTTCAAAAGTATTGAAGTTAATTTGTTCTATTATCTGTAAAAGTTTCATTATCCTATGTGTATCGTTAAAGGAACTTCATTTAACGTTTTTCTTAAGAATTCTGCTTCATTTGCTTGTGCTTCCATTTGAGTTCCTCTAGAAGTTTCATTTAACATCTCTCTTAAATTAGTAATTAAAGCATCTTTTTCAGCTGTTGCTGCAGATAATAAATCAGCTTGGTTTAAGGTAGCTTCTGCTCCAGGAACCGGTACTGTTTGATACTTTCCTCTTATATAACCTAATAATTCCTTGGCTAAAGCTAAAGTATACTGGAATACCCACTGCCTTCCTACACTATTAATATGTTTATAAGTAGGATTACTATAAGGAACTTCTGCTGGAGTGGTTATCAACGATGTATCACTATTATAATTAATACGAGATTTATCAGTTTTCTTGTAATATTCAAATATTAGTGTACCGTCATTTACAGGTATAGGAAATACTTTTAATCTATTATTAACTAATTCAAAAGTAAAAGCAGATTTTCTTATCTGGTCATTAAATTCTATAGCTTGCATCTTCAATACATCGTAAGAAGCAGGCATGAGCATAAAATTAACTCCAGGACTAAACTGTCCGAATCCAAAAGCGTCCAATAAACTTTGAATTCCTGCTCCAGTACCAGCATAAGGGTCAAAATATCTTATAATAGCAGGAGGAGCTTCAAAAAATATTCTCCTTATTTCTATACCTCCATTTATACTATTATCAGATGCCCATTCATCTAAATTATATTCTTGAACGCTAGCAGTAACAGGTAATGAACCTGAGTATTTTATTACATTACCTCCTACTTCAGCTTCAGTACCATAATTTTTAGCAATAGTAACGAATCTATTTAAATTAGGTTCTATTAATTGATTATTTACAGTACTACCAGTCGAAGCTCCTTCTAAATTTAGATAATTTTCTCTTATTTTATATTGAAATACTTCATTACCGTAAGTAGTAACTGCTTCTTCAAAGCAAGCATAAAAAGATCCTGATTGAAGTTCGACATCCATTAGAGGATATCCTAATCTAGTTGCACAAAATTTAGATACCTTATCAGCATCAGCTTGAAAGTCAGTATCGCTGTCGTAAAAGCCGAAAGGAGTTTGTCCAGGAGAAAAGGTTGAGCTACCGCCCCATATAGATACACTTGGCATAATTATAGTTTATTAATAAATAGTTGGAGTTTCAGTAAGGTTTTGATACTATAGAATAAAAAAAAAGAGGGCCGTTAAGCCCTCTCTTTAAAAACTATATACTTAAGTATTATACAGTTGCTAAATCGCTACAGAATACTTTTCCGTAGAATTCAGGTCTAATCATTTTCTTAGCATATCTAGTCATTACACCTTTTCTTGGAGTGAATGTACTTGGATCGTATACTAGTGGAGTCATGATTAATGGAATATATGGAGCATATACAGCACCAGCTTCTAAGAACTGAGCACCTCTAAATCCTACTAAGATTGTATTTTCAATCATGTAAGGATTTTTATATACTTTATATCTTCCGTTTAATGCACCAACTCTTTGTACACCGAAAGAAAATTCAGCTTGATCACCATCAGTAGATGCAGCATATCCTGGGATAGATTCTAATACTGTAGCAACAGTAGGAGAAACCACGATAAAGTTAGCACCACCTCTTAAAGTTTTTTGGTGAATCTTGTTAGACACTTTTTGGATTTTAGTTCCTAAAGTTTGGAACCACTCACCTTGAGAGTTATATAAACCACCGTTATCGATAGTTCTTACACCCCAAGCACCACCTTCGTAGTGTTTGTTGTTAAGTGCAGACCATTTTTCAGTAGTTACAGCTCCTTTGATAAGCATATCTAAGATCTCAATATCAATTTCCATTGAAATGTACTCACTTAATAGAGAAGTAAGTTCAGCTTCAGCGTCAATTGAATGATAAGCGTTAAG